TATACCGGGGCCAAGAGCACAAAAACTTTAAACGTAAAAGTATCTTATCGAAAAGTAGGAACGACGACCTGGATTGATTTGGAGAGTAAAGCAGGTGATTCTGGAACAACTGTAACAACTCAATGGATAGATACCACACCGCCAAATCCTTTACCTAATGCGACATATGCGCTTCCTTCTTGGTTTCTCCCTAATTTTAGACCTAATGAAAGTACTGGCTACACTCAATATACTTCCGTTAATTGGGTCCGTGCCCCTGAATATTTATTATTGACCGGAGAAACCAATTCAGCGGTACGCAAGACTATGTCCTGGGTTTTAAAGGAACCAGGCCAGTATGAAGTCAAGCTGGAACGCCTAACTGAGGCTGATAATGCCTTTTGTATGAGTATTTCCTATTGGGCAGCTTTGCGGTCTATTACGTATGAAGACCCGATTAGCTTCCCTTTCCCTCTCGCTAAAACCGCCATGCGGATTAAGGCTTCCGGACAACTTAACGGCACGGTGGAAGAGTTCGAAGGGACCCTTACCAGTGTCTTGCCGGATTGGGATAAGGACACCTCAACCTGGATCACTCGGCCCACTCAGAATCCAGCCAGCCTATATCGTCAGGTGGCCCAGGGGGTGCAGAGCCAAAAAAGATTAGCAGATTCCAGGATTGATCTCACCAATCTACAATATTGGCACGAATACTGCGATCTGTTACAGACCTGGACCGATGCCGAATCAGTTGTGCATACCACAACCTTTGGCTGGAAATATAACAAATATATCGACTATAATTGCGCAGTTCAAGATTTGCTACGTGAGATCGCCTCCGCTGGCCGGGCAGCATTCTCATGGATTGACAGTAAACTCGGGGTAATTATTGACGAACCCCAAGCCTTTACTGTCGGCCCGGCTTTCACTCCTCGGAACATCCTTAAAGACTCATTCCAGGGCAATATCGCTTTCAAAGATATGCCCCACGCCTTCCGGGTGCCATTCATCAATGTCGCCATGCAGTACCAGCAAGACGAGCGGATCGTCTTGGACGATGGTTACCAGATTAACAATTTGGATGCTTGGGGCAACGCTCATCCGGAATATCCCCCGGCGACCGTCTTTGAGCAGCTGGAACTCCCCGGAGTGACCGACCCGGATTTGATCTTCAAGCATGCCCGCTATCACATCGCCTCCGCCCGCCTCCGCCCTGAGACTGTAGAATTTGGGACTGATATCGAATGGCTGGTGGCCACCCGAGGGGATCGGTTCAAATTTGCGCATGATGTGATGCTCACTGGCCTTTCCTGGGGCCGAGTTAAGGAAGTTTTTCTTCAGGAAAATACTGGCTATTTCGCCGGCGTGGTATTGGATGAAATAATGCCGATGGAAGCCGGTAAAAACTATGTCCTTCGATTTCGCTTGAATGACAATACCAGCCTACTCTGCCCGATTATTACTGATGTCGGAGGTGGGGATGGTTGGTTCGGAGACACAGGAGGTGGTTGGTTCGGGGAGGATCAAGGTTGGTTTGAAGATACTGGCCTTTCCTGGCAATGGACTAAAATAGCAACTTTTGTAACCCCAATAAACGGCGGAGTTGACCGTTATCCAGCCGTAGATGATTTAACGCTTTTTGGGGAAGCGGATTTGGAAGCTATCGACTTGATAATAAAATCTATCCAGCCGAAGAGCGATTTATCAGCTACGATAATCGGTATCCCGTATGACGATGATATTTATTTGGCAGATGTTGGGACTATCCCGCGCCATAATCCCAAAATTTCAGCCCCCTTTGAATGGTGGACGCCCAGAATCGGAAATGTTCGCTCTGATGGTTCGGCCTTGTTTAGAACCTCAGATGGGTCCCTTCAGTCCCGTATCCTGGTAACGCTGGTGCGGCCCTCGGCCCTGGACAGTCAGATCACCGGAGTGGAGGCTCAGTATTGGATAGTAGGTCGTTATATATATGGTGATGGGTCTAAGTATGGCGATGGGCTAACCTACGGTACTGTTTATAGATCAGTTTATGGTGGGGGATTTATTTTTGGTGAAGGTTTTGTGTTTGGTGTTGGCAGAAGACCGACCTCAGTGGCCCCAATCACCCTCCCGATAGTACCCCTTGATTCTGGCGAAGTTTCTATTCTTCCAGTCGAGGACGGGCAGGTTTACGATTTTAGGTTGAGATATGTCAAGAAAGACGGTAGTCGGGGACCATGGGGAGCTACGGTTACTGAGATAGTGGAGGGGAAACTTGCACCCCCATCTAACGTAACCGGATTTAATGTAAACCAAGCACGAACTGTAATCATAGCCTCTTGGGCACAGATTCCAGATTTGGATCGGGCCGGTTACGAAATACGGTTGGTGGCCGTAGGATCTACTTGGGCAGCAGGTACGAAGATCAATGGAGATTTTCACGGCACCATGTTTACCACCACCAATGTCGTCCCGGGGACCTGGGATTTTATGATCAAGGCGATAGACACCTCTGGTAATTATTCAACAACAGAAGCCCGCAAAACCTTACAAATCTTCCAATTCTATACTGTTTTAAGTGAAATTGAGCATTTCCCGCTATGGCTTGGAACTAAGACCAATTGTAGTAGAAATCCTATGACCGGCAACCTTAATCCAGACGATCAGGATATACAGGGCGGTGATGAATTTAATGTATTTGACAAATACGTAGACAATCCTTATGCCACAATGAGCTATGAAGCCCTGGAGATTGATCTTGGATCAGATGAGGTAGGACGAGTCTGGGCCAGAACTTATAGTGACTTGGGGCCAGGGGAAGGGGGAGTCAATACCCCAGCACTATCCATAGATTATAAAGCTGCTGGCGGGGCTTATGATGGCTTTGAACCATGGGTCTTTGGGTTAATTAATGGACGTTATGTTAAAGTTATGGTTACTTTTACGGCAGCGACAGGATTATGCAGATTGACTAACTTTCAACCAGTCATTGATCAGGATAATTTATAATGGCAAGTATCGGGGAAATGATTTTAAAGCTGGAAAGCAGAATAATCGCTTTGGAAAAGAAACTTAACATTAAAGTGGATAAAACTGATCTGATTCACCCTAAATCAATAAGTCAGTTTGAAGCCAAAAAGGCTGATAATATTTTACCCAAGGAGATAAAATAATGGCATTCCCAGCAACTCTCACGGCAGCGGTTGATGCTGTAACTGAAATTGTTTCAGCCCATCTCAACAATGTGGAAACCAAAATCGGCATTGATTCATCGGCGGTGGTAACCTCTCTGGACTATCTGCTCAAACATGCCTCCAGTGTCGAACCCGGCCACAAGCATTTCCAACTTTGGACCCCGAGTGGAGGAGCCAAGGCAATCGAAATCGACGCGAACAGCAATATCCTTCTCGGGGCTGCTGCTGCTGCGGGCACCTCAGCCGTCAAGGTGACGGTGACACCCTCAGGGACGGCTCCAACTACCTCCCCGGCAGATGCGGCCCAGGAGTGGGCCCAGGATCAGGCAGCAGGAAACTCCTGCAAACACTTTAGGACTGAGAATGGCAAAATCATCAAGCTCTACCAGCAAGCCCATATTGTGGATGCAGCCGTGGCAGCCGGAGCAGCCCCCACAAAAGCTGAATACGACGCCCTGGTAGGCAAATTCAACGCGCTCCTGGTTTACTTGGAAAACTTAGGATTCAACGCTACCGCATAAAAGAGATTGCTAAGATAGCATTGAAAGGACAGGAGGAAATCAAATGACTATGCCAAAAACTACCAATTATGGTTTTCCGAAACCGGCTATTGGGGATAAAGGCGTCACGTTATTCAGTGAATATAATGCTGGCTTGGACGCTGCTGACATAGCGGTCAAGGCAGCAGTAGATGCTCGGATTCTCCATTCCCTAGCCACTGCCGTCAGTGACTTCCTGGTGGCCTCCGGGTCTGGGGTGTTCGTTAAGAAGACCCTGGCCGAGACCCACGCTATCTTGAACGCCGGTATCTCTGGCGGGAAGACCCTTATCGGCGGCACGGCTGTTACCGACATCCTC